CCATGCTCTGAGCTCCTTAGCTGTTGACCGAGTCTGACAGGTCTGCCAGATAGGTATCGGTGATGCGCTGGCGCAGGGTCAGGTTTTCCAGCGGCGGGACGGGGGTGTAGTCGTAATCGATATACAGTTTCCCGGCTTTCAGGGTTTCCACGCTGTTTGACTCCGGGTCGTACCAGCATGAGCCGTCAACGATATAGCCGTTATTTTTCAGCTCGCGGAATTTGGCATTGATACCGGCGACGATGTCGCGGATGAGCGTTGCAGAAACCGGCTTATCCATCGCCCACGCGTGCGCTTCCGCCATTGTGTCGGCCAGCACCTGCGCCGTGCGGGTGTAGTTTTCAAACACGAATAACGGATCGTCCGAGCAGGTTCGGTTACCCCAGAATTTAAAGCCGTCGTTGCGGATGAGCGTTGTCACCCCGGCCTGATTCAGCAGGTTGGCGTCGGTGGACTGCTCCTGCAAATCCCATGAGACCGAGGCGCTGACGCCGGTGACGCCATTCACGCCGACGTTGGACAGCGTTTTGTGCCAGCCGGTCTCCTGGTCGATTCTGGCACGCAGGCCGAGCGCGCGGGCGGTCGCCCAGGCAATATCGGTTTCGTTCGCCGTGGTGTCCCATGCCAGAAAATCAGGGTGAATGACCATCAGCTCGCGCTGGCTGAAATTCTCACGGTATTTGATGGCGTCAGAAATGGTCTTGCAGCCCCACGCGCTCACATAGCCGAACGCGCGCAGGCTCTGGCAGGTTGACGCAAGCGCGGTCGCCACTTCCTGCGTATCCAGTCCCGGCACGCCGAGAATGCGCGGCTTAACGCCGGTGACGGTTTTCGCTGTTAACAGCGCTTTCAGCCCGGTGTATTTGCCGTTTTCGTCGGTCGTGCCGATGATGTTGGAAATGGTTTCTTTCTGCGCCGCTTCCGGGTCTGACGGGTCGTCGGTACCTTCGGGAACGCGCACCACCACAATGACCGGCTTGCACTGGTCGGCGATGGCCTGCAGGGATTTTGACAGCGTGCCTTTTTTACCGGCTTTACCGATCGCCGTTTGCACGCTGGTAATCAGCACCGGCTCGTTCAGGGGGAATGTCTTTTCGTCAGCATCGCTGGCCGTGCAGACCATGCCAATGATGGCCGTCGAGACGGTGGAAATGGTGCGCGTGCCATCATTAATCTCGATGACCTCGACGCCGTGATGATAGTCGCCCATCTGTTTAACTCCGTGGTTAAGGGGTGCGACTATTTTCTGTTGTGTGTCGCGCAGGCGCGATGCAATGCCGTTGGTGGAGGGATAACACAACATACAAAAAAGCCCTCCGGGTGGAGGGCGTCGTTTATTCTGGTCTTTCCGGCCACTCAATATCCGGCACAGCAGAGGTGTCGATCGCGTTCAGCGACTGAATGTATTTCATCCACGCAATCAGGCTGGCCTTGTCGTCGTCGCTGATGATGCCGAGCTGCAGCTCAGTCTGCCACAGGCTGATAGCGCTTTGCGCCTTATTCAGCAGCGCGGATTTTTTCTGTTCTGCCTCCTTAATCTGACTGTTTTTCTGCGCGTCCTTATCCGTGACCCATTCGCTACCGTTCCAGCGGTCATAGGGGGTCGACGGTGCGATCGTAGTTACGCCGACGGCATAGTCACCGGGCGCGGTAATGTTGACCGGCTGACCGGTTTTCGTGTCATAAACCGTCTCACCGCGATGGTCTGCGACATACTCCCACCCGTCAAGACTGGCCGCGCGACACACCGCGAAACCCTCCTTTTTTTCGACCGGTGCATCGGTGCAGGAATTAGCAGGAATCCCCACGCCCAGCGCCAGAAACTCGACAGAGGACGTCAGATATTCGCGGGTTTCACCGTCATAGTTATAAACCGTCATATCACCGGCTTTTGTGGTAATGCCCTGTTTATTCAGCGTCGCTTTTGCCATTATGCCGCCCTCACGATGTAGTTAAATGCAATGTTGCGTGGGCGAGCGCCGAATGATGATCGTTGACCACCAATTGAAGAAATCAGCCCTGCGGTATTTATGTGTGACCATGACGGGCTGTTGTCGACAACGCTGTCGAAATCACTCAACGGGATATATGCGGTTCCATCTGAATGCCCCCCGAGGAACATCCCAACTCCAGAGCCGACCTGAGCGGATAATAGCGCTCGTCCATTATCTATCCCGCGCCCGTCATCCCACCCTCGCAAAAACTCACTGCGCAAGTCAGGCAATTTACCGGATGGATAAGCGACAGCCAGCTTTGGATATTTCACCCTGTCAAAAACCGCACCGTTGCATTTAAGCCAGCCCTCCGGCGGTGTTGCCTGCGGCCACGGCAGCGGAAAACCGACCGGAATGTATTTATCAATATCCGCCGTTTTGAGGTATTGCGTGTGCGGGTCTGCAGCGGCGAGGTGCGCGGCCAGCAGATTATCGGCATAGGCTTTCACCTCGATAGCCTTATCCTCGACATACTGGCGCGTTGCCAGCACTACCGACGGGTCGATTTTCAGTGTAATCGCCGACGTGCTCGACACAATCAGAATCATGCGAATGGTCTGCGTGCGGCCGCTCCCCTCCTGCAGCTGCGGTTTGTAGGTCTCCGGGCAGTTTGCCACGGCAATCAGAATCCCCTCATCATCGTAGAGGCCAATCTCGCGGATCCAGAAACCGCCCTCATTCTCGGGAATAATCTGTTCCGCGATAATCTGGCTGGTATTGGCCGGGTCAACGGTCAGCAGGTTCAGCGGCGCGATGCGCTTCTGATTTATGAGCTTCGTCTGCGCCGGGTCAGGGGTCGGCAAAGTACCATTCGCATCGCCGACGGCCATCTGCGTCAGGTTTAGTCTGGTACCGAGTGCCGCCGCGTTCGCCAGCCGCGCCGCGCCCTGATTGGTCAGAATGGCAAGATATTTTGCGGTCATGCGTTCACTCTCAGGTTATCAATCAAATGGATGGCCGAGGCCGGGTAATATTCACCGCCGACGACAATTTCCTCGGGGGTGTAGGGGTAAACGGTGAGCGCGTCGCCGTCGTAGCATCCCGCGCCGACATACAGCTCACCGGTCGCACTCAGGCTGATAGCCAGCCCGGTGAGGTGGCGGCTTGCCGGTTTGGCGTCTTCAATCAGGCGCTCGAGCTCCTGATACATTTCGTCAGTAATGCCACTGTCGAGCACGCCGACAACGAGGCGGAAAGTGCCAGGCTCCTCGTCGAGCTGCCACCACTCGCGCACCTCAATCAGAAAGCCGAGCGGCTCAACCACCCGACGCAATGCGCTGATTGTGCCTTTGTGCTGATGGACGAAAAACGACGACGCGCAGATGCTGCGCTTTGTTGTCTCCGGCCACTTCTCGTCCCACCGGTCGACCGACAGCGCCCACGCCAGATACGGCAGCAGGTTTACCGGGCAGGCGCGCCAGTTCCACAGGGTACGCAGCGGTACCGGCACGCGCTGAATCTCAGCGAGCGCGGCAGCGGCGGCAACCTCCAGCGGCGATGAGCCAACGGGTAACAGCCGGTCACTCATCCGAGCCCCCGACAGTTATCTGGTACTCGGTACAGTTCGACGCCTGCGACTTACTCAGCACAATGTCGGCCTGCGGTGATGCCAGTTCGACACGCTGCACCCCCTCAACATGCAGCGTCGCATAAATGGCTGACAGGCGGATATCACGCCCGAGGCGGTGCTGCGCGCTGATATAGCTCTGAAGCCTCTGCTCCGATGCCTGCCTGATGGGCTCAGATTCGGGACCGGGGTAAACGTAGAGCGTCGCGTCAATCTGGTACGCTACAATCTCCGCCGACTGGACGGTTACCCGGTCGGCCACCGGGCGCACATCCTCGGCATTCAGCGCCTTATCAACAATCGCCAGTAACTCAGGGCTCGCGGAGCCGTCACCCTCGCGCGATAAAACGGTAATCGTCACGCAGGCGGGCGACGGGCTTTCGACCGAGACGTCAGCGACCCGCCCGTCGGCGCTGCGGCCGTGATACTCATAAGCACCAACCGGACCCGCCACGCTTAATCCTTCAAAAGCTTGTTGTGTGCGCAGTCGCAGGTCAGCATCTGATTCCATAACGGCAGGTGTCGGCGGTATGGTGGTGTCATCTGCAGGGGTAATGGTCAGGCGTACGGTATTATTGTTCCCGGCCACGACGTCGAGGTCGCGACCGGTTGAATAGGCCAGCGTAACCGCCTGCGCGGCTTCGTTCACACGCTGACGCCAGATAACTTCACGATAGGCGTTTTCCTGCAGCAGCTTCACAATCGGCTCTGACTCAAGTGCCAGCGTCCGGGCGATAGCCTCCTGCTGATTTTCGGGATAAAGCGATATTAGCGTCGCAATGCGTTCGGCAAGAATGGTTTCAAAGTCCAGTTCTTCCACCACATCGGGAACGGGTAACTGATTCAGGTCAACGGTTGCCATAGTGATTAGCTCAGTGGAATGGTGATGGAAAATGGCTGGCCGCCGGTCGAACGGGTGCCGGTGATGTCGACATACAGCCCGCCGTCGGTCTCCGACCGTTCAAAGGTAATGGTCGCGAGGTCTACGCGTGGCTCCCACTTCTGGATCGCGGAATAGCACGCGGCCATAATCTGCAGGCGCAGCGCCGGGGTCTGCGGCTGGTCAATCATCTGCGACAGGAGCGAGCCGTATTCACGACGCATAACGCGCGAGCCTACCGGCGTGACCAGAATGTCGCGCATGCTTTGCCGGATATGCTCAACCTCAGAGATACTGAGGCCGGTCTGGCTGTTCATTCCCAGATAACGCACCGTCATTTGATGCCCTCCGTCCAGCTTCCGCCCCGTTCGACGCCGCCGTGGTCGTGGTTATCCACCTGCACGCCGTTTGATTTCAGTGTCCCGCCGGTGTGCTCGATGTTCCCGCGCATGGTGCCGCCTTTCTGCACTTCGAGCGTGCCGGTCGTCAGCTTATTGGTGCACACCACCTCCGGCGTATCGAGCGTGATGCGGCCCGACGCTTTCACCAGTACCACCGGCACGGTTGCCGTAATGGAATCATACGCGGTGACGTCAGCGGTTTTGATGCCTGACACGGTGAGCGCCCCGTTTTCGGGTTCGTACTCGATGACCGCCCCGTCAGGAAAGGACACGTGAAGCGCATCAGGGGAGGCAGACGGCGCAGGATTGTCATCCGAGAAAATGCCGGGCAGAACAAAGGCCGTATCGAGCTCGCCGCCGATCGCCAGTAAAAGCACCTGCTCACCAACGGACGGAGCCCACCATACGCGCGATCGACCGGCGCGACTGGTAAGCCAGTTCAGCCAGGTGGTTTGCATGCCACCGGTCTGGACACGACAAAGCCCCTCGTAGTGGTCGACGTCGGTGACGATGCCGGTGCGGATAAGGTTGCGGATCGCGCGAGCGATTTCCTGCAGAGAATTTAGATTATTCATGGGGAAATGATGACGAAGAGTAAGAATTCTGACTACGTACAAGAGTTCTTTGAACGCTCCTACAACGAAGCGCCATCACTATCCCCCCTAAAAAAGTCAAATCCGAAATTTTTACTAAAGCGTTGCAATTTTGCCAATGTCGATATCTCACCCAGTAAAAACTCATCTTGATCTTTTAAAAGATCATTCGTTAATATTGACACACTCAACCCTTCTTTAATTGGTAACAAGCATTATCAAATCTTACCAATATTTAAACTTACAAGGACATATGCATGCAAAATGATGAATTACATTTTTCTGAAAACATAGAACTAGATGTTGATGTTTACATTGATGATAACTTCATCACCAAAGGTGTATTTATTATAAAGAGCAACGCCGTACCTTTTTTAAGCTTTGATTTCCCAGGAATGCTTGAATTAAAAAGAACAAAGAGCTTTAAAGGCACCGAATCAGTGATAAGCTGTTCTCACAAAAATGATGTCTTTCTCCTGCACTCATGCAGCATACATTCCAACTGCATATACCCTAAATTCATCATTAAAAACAATGCTCATCACTCGTATTCCAAAATATACATATCCATACCAGGTCTATTTACTTTCTTTAATGGTCTAAATGGATTTCATGCAGAAAACGACTGGCTGAGCAAGAAAATAAAAAGTGAATTTCTTAATGCAAAGTTCAAACATAATAAAGCAGAGTACGAACTAACTATCTCCCACAGCTTTTCTATCTCCCATAATGGGAATGACACCACAATATCTGAGGATTCAACAGTTTGCATTGAAAAAAATAATGGTACACTATCCCTTGAAGAAGCACAGAAACTATCAATACGGATGGTTAATTTTTTCTCACTAATCTTGGGTGCGGGCCTCTCCATTAAATACGTTTCACTAGGTAGTGAGAATAACATTTACTCTCCTTTTTATTTCCCATATCGATATTCAGACGCTAACAATATAACCTATCAAGCCAAGGCATTAATAACCCACCCATTAAACATAACCAATGAACAGTGGACTTTAATTTTTAAAAATTATTTTTCAGATGAAAATTCATCTGAATTTCAAAATGTATGGACTAGACTCGTTAGCATGCATTCTTACAATGGTTACTGGGAATATAAAATACTGGGACTCGCAAGCATTCTAGATATTTACAGCCAACAACTAGTTGATAGCAGTGCAAAAGTTAGAATCCCTCCATCCAAAATGAAAGAGATAAAAAACGATCTAATCTCTTTACTAGATGAAAAAGCAAAACTTTTGAATCTGAATAACCCCACTAACAAGATAATATTAGACTCACTCAGCAAGCATATAATAAACTTCAAAAACACCATCACGCCAAATTTCCAAGAGCGATATCAATACGCTTTAAAAACCATCGATAATGATTTATTGGAGATTATAAATTTCACAGAGCAGGACTTCATCACAATAAAAAAAATTAGAGATGCTGCTGCACATGGCATACCTATAGAGTTCACATCAGATAAAGGAAAGGACAATTCCCCCAGCAAGATAAATACATTGCTAAACAAATTAGTATTACTACTTACATGTTTAGCATTTAAAAAGTTAGGCATCACGGAAAAGCATTTTGCAAAAATGATATCAGCCTCACATAACAATATAAAAATGAATGCTCTTCTCGATGAGATGAAATTGGATGTTTACATAGGAGAAGGCAAGGTGATCGATGTTGATTACGATACCTTTTCAAAAATGAGTA